AGCAAGTATTAAAGAACGACTACGGCGTAGGGAAGAACATTTATATAATGTACCAACTGAAGATTATATTGGAAGTTACTTTGAAGAAATAGTAACACAATGTAAAGCACCAGCAAGTCGTATACGTATTACTAAACTTGCTCCTGGCAAAACTATACCTTTCCACGTAGACTACGATGTAAGCTACGCTGTACGCTGTATAGTACCTGTATACGGTGGTAGTAATGTTGTAAACTTATTTAAACGTGATGGAAAACTTGAAGCGTATAATCTCGAAGACGGTACTGCTAATTTCCTCAACATAGGATATCCACATGCTGTTGTGAACATGAGCGATAAGCCTCGTATAGCACTAATGTTTAGTTTGGACGGTACTGATGACATCACAAGTTTATAATTATACAGATACAGAATTAAAAGACCTTGCAACTAAAATACAAACGCAAGGCCTGTCAATACTTCATGAACAACAGTTTACTGAATCACAGATTGTAGAATTCTTTAAACGCATAGGCGAGTGCGAAGCACCTGGCTTGTTTATGAATCCTAAAGATCACCCAGAGTTATTCTTAGTGTCAGACAGAAAAGATGAACACGGTAACAAGACAGGAATGTTTGGCGGTGGCGAACTTGGGTGGCATTCAAACGGTAATAGCAGACATCTTATTGATAAGATTCTTATTGGACTATACTGCGTCAAAGGTGATCCAAATACAACTCTTAGCGTATGTAATACAAGCGATCCGTTTTATGACTTGTCAGAAGAGGATCAAGCATACTGGAAAAGCATTACAATTAGATTAAAGTTTCAAAACGATACAATGTATCACTTAGACGATGACGATCCGGAACTTGAGTTTATGAGTAAGAACAAGGGTAGTATTAGACCGTTAGTTGGAACACACCCGCATACAGGCAAAGACTATTTCTACTTTCCTTATCACTTTATTATTAAAGCATGGCAAGGTAAAACTCCAGTAGACCATAACGAAATAATTGAACGCTTAAAACCTATTATATTTAAAAGCCGCTATCAAACACATCACGTATTTGCCGAGGGCGATCTATTAATGATGGATCAGTTTACTACATTGCACAGACGTACACCTGTTATGGGCGATAGGTTATTGTGGAGATTAGCAAGTGACTACTCAAACATGGCATAGAATTTTTGACGTTGATTACAATATTGATAAAGTATTAGTTTGGGCAAGAAAACTACAATTAAGTAAGCCAGGTATTCCTATGCAAAACAAAACTTCTCTTAATACTGTAGATCTTGGTGAAGACCAGTATTACTGGGAAGGAGAGTTTCCTAAACAAGAGTTTGATATATTCAATGACATTATTTGTTTAGACGGAAAATTTAGAGGAATCGAAACAAGTTGCTCTTTATGGGAGTATCAGTCTCATACTACGCTGCTGCCACACATACACGATACTGAAGAATTAATCGGAGGAGTACTAATTGTTCCGTTAATTGGAAATTTTAAAACAAGTATATATCAAGGAGATAAAGAAATCGATAGTGTTGAATATTCTCCAGGTAAGTTATTTTTTGTAAAAGGAAAAGAATTTTTGCACGGCGGCGAAGCTATAGATGGTTATAGATTAGCTGCATTATTGTACATAAAAAAGGATGTAAACTTGGATGATTATATAATATGAATGTTGTAGGTATAAGTTTTAGTCACGCTGAAAATAGTTTACAGACACGGGGATTGTATCTTATGCAAGATATATTGCCTATTAATACAGTATGTGACATGACTAACTATAATATTCCAATGTGCAGTTCGAATAAAAGTGACGGCGTTGTTCCGCAATCGGTTGACAATTTGATAAGCGTAATGGAAAGTGCTGATGTTTTAATTTTTGCTATAAGCGAAGCAACTGGACATTACTGTGCTGGATTTAAAAATGTAATGGACTGGTTAGTAGTAAAGGCAAAATTTAATGCACGCCTTGGAACTGATTATGCTATTACAGATACACCCATTTTTGTAGTAACATTTACTCCTGCTAAGAATGAAAATGTTGGAAATAGACATTTTGCAATGACTGTAGATCTACTGGAAAAGCTGGGAGCAAAGGTACAAAAGACGTCTGTAATACCAGATTCTTGGAAAACTGTAATTCCGGGACATTCCGCCGCAGTAAAACCAGTCTGTCGTGTGATTAGTGATTTTCTAAAGTTATATACGCCGAATAGTATAACGACACGTAAAAAAGATGACACCGATAGTTTACATTGGTTAACCAACTACAACGAATGGGATATGAAATGGAAGTCAATAGATTAAACGGAATACCGTGGCCTCGATGGCATACTACGCCGCCAAAAGAACTTATCAAGGTTCCGTTGAAAGAAGAATATGCATTACACACTATGGACTATTTAGATACTCCTGAAGCAAGATGTATTTTTGAAAAACAAGCTCAAATTATAATTGATAATAATATACAGGGTATAGTTGATATAGGTTGTCGCATTGGCATAGTAAACGATATACTACAAGAATTAAATTATAAAAATTATACATATATGGGGTTTGATACTTCAAGTGAGCCTATTACGTTTGCAAATAATAAGTATAAGGATTATAAAAATATAGAATACAGACAGGCAAGTATGTATTCAAAAAAAGATATTACTGTATCTTTTGATGTAGATTGTGTAATATGGAGCGGAGTATTATTATATGCACCCGACACACATTTAGAGTTATTTGACGATTTGACGTATAATTTTTATAATAGTAAACATGCTATTATTCAAGAACCATGTAGTAATCAAGATTCAAACAAGTTTCTTGACAATATTGAATTAAACACTATTGAAAAAGATTTACATTTATATGAAAACAAATATAATAATTATAAAGAATGTATAGTTAATGCTAATATCTTTTCAGGACGTAGGAAAATAGTACACATATGGAAATAAGAATAATACCTTACATAGTTGACGGCGAAGAAAATAAAAAATTATCTAACAACGATTTAAATATTTGCCGTATTGCTATAGATAATATGAAAACACAATCAAAAAAAGATAGACTTTTTAATAATTACAATCAATATTTAAAATTAGATACTATGGCTATGTATTGCGTTGCTGTTGATAAAAATAAACCTGTAATGTGTACAGGTGCTCAGCATATAAGCAAACATTGTTGTAGACTGTTTAGTCGTTATTATTTGTTTGATGATTATCGAACATCTCATGTCAGTAATTTATACGATAAGGTTGATAATTTTCAAACAGACTTATACATGCAACATGCATTAAAAAACAAGTATAAATTATTCTTTTGGAGTCGAGACAAAGGAACAGGATTTTTTAAAAAAATTAAAAACGCAAGACCTGATATATTTAAAAATTGGACAGTGTATGATACAATGATAGAATTATTATGGAAGGATAATTTTCAGGGTATTATCTATACAGGTGATATAACGTATATTGACGAGTTAACGATTAACAAATAACTTTTCAGCAATCCATCCACCAGTGTCCCACTTGTGTAATCTTACTTTGCGAAAGTTGTTGTGATGCTGTCTATGAAATCCTTCTCCAGCAATAAAGAAGTTAAGCCACGGAACATCTGCTCCGCCTTCTACTTTATGTCCTACTGTATTAAGTAAACCAAATCCTATTTTAGCAAATACAAATGGCGTTGCGCAAAAAGCAATCCAAAACAATGGACTAATTATAAAGCTCGCTACATTTACTATGATTAGTATTTTTAACCAATGCTTATGACAAAATACTAATCTTGGATTAGCATATAAGTCACGTGCATATTTCATTGGTATTTTAGGTATACTCCAAGTAGTAAGCAAAACTTTCCAATAGCCTACGTGATTAGCAGCATGTGGATCATGTTCTGTATCACTGTGAGCATGATGCATTCTGTGACTGGCAATCCAACCAATAGGAGTACGAATACATGCTATCATTAGCATTGCTAAGCCGATAGTCTCAAACCATACTGGTACATTAAATTGTTTGTGGCAATAGTATCGATGTAATAGTATACTGGCACCCCAATGACTGATCACTTGGCTCCATAAGATGCCTATAACTAATGCGATTAAAATTTCCATTTGTACTCCTACAAATGTATTTATTTGTATTTAAATTACAATTAAACTAAGTTGACCCAAGCACTATTTTCGTAGCCTTGGAACTTATTAAGTGTGCTATTATAAATCATCATACCGTTTACTGGAGTTAAACCATCTCTTTGTGCAGTTGTCATGTTACCAAGTAGCATCTCATTAGGACCACTTATCTTAACATTACCTACAATTTCAAGATCGGCATCTGGTGCTCTTCCAAGTCCGTCGAAACCAGAAGCACCAGTTTCTCCTTTAATCATAACAGATCCGTCACTATAAATTTTAACAAATTCTGAATAGTTTGGAGTATCTGGATGTGGGAAGAAGACCATTTGATCTGCACTTGCACTTTGTGTCCAAGCGTTAGATTGGATAGCATTTACTTGACTACCAAAGTTTATTTTAGATACTTCTGTAGAATTTGCTACTGCACCTGATTCTTTTCGTAACAAATTAAGAATATTATAATTACCATCTGTAATACCGTATAGCTCTGAAGCAGTTACACTATCAGTTTCAACTCTTCCTCTTATAATTCCGTCTACACCATCTACAAGTATAGTTGAATCATCTGCAAATACACTACCAGACACATCACCTATTGATGGACCTGTATGTATACCTACAGTATTACCTGATACGGAACCAGTTAAGCTACCCGATATTGTATTTGCAACAACAGAATTAGCATTAACATCTCTTGTAGTTGCATCAGTAAATACTACACTATCTTCACCATATGTACTACCGTATATGTCCATAGTAATTGTATTAGATAGAACATCAATATCGTCTACCCATATTTTATTCCAACGTTTTCCTGATGTACCAAGATCAAGTGTTGCACCACCAGTTGGGATTAAACTTGTGTTAACAATATTAGTATTAAGTTGATTTAGATATATTGATCTAAATTTCTTTGAATTTGTACCTATATCAATTGCATCGTCGGAAATTGGAGTAATAACAAAATCGGTTGTAGATAACCCAAGTAATGGATCGGCATCTTCCCAAGTTGATAATGAGTTATTCCATACAATAGTATTACCGTTAGCTGGCGATACTGCACTTACGTCTGTTAGATCATTTAGTGTTGTTGCGCCGCCACCGCCACCACCTGATGGTGCTGCTGCAATCCATTTACTTGTAGCGTTGTTCCAAGTAAGAACATTGCCGTCTGCTTGCCCAACAATATTAGTATCTATCAATTCGTCTAAAGTAAGATCGCCTGGAGCCCAATTGTTACCTACTGTATTCCATTTTAAAACTTGATTAGTAGTAGCACCGGCTTGTGTAAGAGACGAAGTTGATATTCTACCAGTGGATGCATCAATTAATAGTGTACTATCGTCGGCTACTACATCAGCATTTATTGACGGAGCACTAAATGTTCCATCAATATTAATGTTGTTTGTATAGATATTTTTAAAGCGTTTTTGAGCATTACCAAGTGTAAACACATTAGTAGTTTTAGGAATAATTGCACTTATTAAGCCATTTGGTTGTACAAATAGCTCATTTGTTGTTACTCTACCGTTTATATTGATATTACCAGTACCGGTAATATCTTTAGCATTAAGAACTAAGTTTCCACCTAATTGCGGAGTCAAGTCTTCAATAACATTTGCCAGTCCTAAGAACGGATCACCTGTAACTGGAAATCCACCAGCATTAATACCATCACCGATATATAATTTCTTTGTATCAGTAGTATATATAAGTTCTCCCTGCTCGGGAACAATTGTCTGCCTTAGTGCATTGGTACCACGACGAATTTTTAGCGGCATATTTGACTCCTAAAATAATTTCTTACATTGTATTTATCATATTGTCTAAGAAAGTTATTTTCCTTTTTTTAGAAAGAATTTAGTTCTTTTAGTTATATCTTGCTTAACTTTATGCACATTGAGTCTAAAATCGATATTTTCTATTTGATCATTGTATTCTTCAATTAATGTTTCGATTTCAGTCTCAAGGCTGTCTGCGTTGGGAGATTGCATAGATTTTTCTATATCAACCTCCCAAACTTTACCATCTCTAAAGATGATACGCATACTATGGAGATACGCTAAAGGTACTACTGAAACGTCGACATCTTTGAGTATCTCCGGCCAATGATCAATAACATCTTGAGGTAATTTGTTATTAGGCTTTGGCACTCTCTTCTGTCTTTTTTGTTTTGCGCTTAGTAGGTACAAGTTCTTCTGCTTGTTCTCTTAGAGCTTTCGCTTCTTTGAACAATGCATCTGCTTGCGATCTATATTGCGCCGCTAAATGATCATCTGATAATACTCCAGTGTCAGCATAATCTTGTGCTGTTGACTCTGATGTATAAACATCTGATGCTGGTTGGGTTGGTTCGGGCTGTTTACCACCGGCTAATTCGTGTATAGTAATACCTTTTTGATTTGCAATAAGTTGGTTTAGCTCTGCTAAATTAACAGTACTTTTCATATCAGGTGTCATTTCAATTAGCTTAGATGCCATCTTTTGGATTTTTCCAAACTTATGAAAACACTGAAACATATTTCTACCATCGGGCAATGTTGCTCTATTCATAGCATCGGCTAATTCAATTGCTGTTTGTCCGGCATTGGATTCAATTACTTTCATAAATGAATCATGCTCTTCGGCATTCAATGTTTCTGTTAACACTACCAGGCAAGACTCTGCCTCGCCTGGTACTGTTCTATATACTACACCGACCTTCTTTTGATTGGCGGCAACTCTGCCGACGTGTTTTAGTGCGGCCATGTTATTCTCCTGCTGGAGCACCCTCTTCTGGTGCTGCTTCGCCTTGTGCTGAGGCTGCTTGTACTGCAATTAAGAAATTACTTAATCTTGTGTACGTTTTACCGACGGCTTCCATTTCTGTTGGACGGAATGCGCCACGGGCACTTGCAACATCAATAATTTGTTTTAAACCGTTCAAATCACCAATGCTTAAATCTGTATTTTGCTCACCTTGAGCTTCTTGTGCATTTTGTACAAGTTCTTCGGCAACCTCTGGATTTGCTGTTGCTTGTGTTTCAGTAGTTTCTGACATATAGTTTCTCCTTTTATAATAATATATATCTGTCTTTAGGTTAAGTGTATTTCAAAATTGGACAAGCTAATAAAAAGTAACTTGCTTCTTTTTGATTTTCAAAACCTATTTTTACAATCGTTTCAATTTTTGATGTGCTATCTGATATATTTACACTTTTACAAATAGCATACCTTCCTTTTAGATTAGAAGTGATCCATCGTTCAACTGCATCGATTGTATTATACTTATATTCGATACATAGCGTTTCGAAATATTCTGGTATTATAGGAAGTTTTCTTGTTCCTAATAATGTATTAGGATTAGGCTGCAATAGATTCTTCATAATGTGCCGTAACTCCAAATGGACCTTTTATATTACGTTGAAGGTCACCGTGTACTAAGAATACTGTATCACAATAGTCTGGGTCGCCCCAGCTATCCCAAGCGTATCCGTCTGTAAACATAATAAACTTTTTTGGTTGGATATCATTTTGTTTCATGTATGTCCAGTTAACCATAAAGTCTGTGCCACCACCGCCTTTAATGTCATATTCGGTTATCATTCTTCCGTCGTCTGCACTAAAGTCATCTTCATTATACACTTCAGTGTCAAAGCACCAAATTTTAATGTTGTAGTCTTTGTATTCATCCATAATACCTTTTATTTCAGAAAGAAAAATTCTTGCTTGAGTATTACCGATTGACCCGCTCATATCTAATGCAATACAAATATCAATAGTTTCTTCAAAATTCATACCTGGAAGAATAGCGCCTGTATGCCAACCTTTACGTGAAGGACGTATAAACGTATAATCGTTTTTAATTGTACTTTGTATTTGTTGTCTAAGAATCTCACGCCAGTTCATTTTAGGCTCTGTAAGATCTTTAATCATACGTGCAACACCTGCAGGAATATTACCGGCACCTGCTGTCTGTGCTGCCGAAATCATGCCTTCTTTAATTTCGTCACGTATTTTTTTAAGTTCTTCTTTAGAATATGAAGGACGACCGCCTTGACTTTTACCTGAACCTGGGGTGTTACTGTCTCCATCGCCAGCACCATCGTTAGCTTCCCAATCAACATGTTCGTCTAATAGTTCACCAAGTTGTTTTAGTTCTTCATCGTCATACTTGCCAAAGATGTCATCGTATACTTCTTCTGATGTCCAACCTTCATATTTAAAGTCTTGAAAGCAATCAATAAATGTTGGCTTAGTACCAATGCGATCACGTACTAAGGTATTATTTACAATATAGTCTGCGGCAATGTTGTAAATTTGTGGATCTCTATCATCTCGACGTGCTAAGTGATCAAATACACAATGCAGAATTTCGTGTGCAATAACAAACTCAACTTCTTTGTTTGACATTGCATTAAAGAACTGTGTATTGTAATATAAATTACGTCCGTCAACAGCGGCAGTAGGACACCAGTCGTCTGCCGCTTTAATGATTAAACGTGTTGCCATGTTACCAAAGAAAGGATGGCGAAGTAGTAATCCTACACGAGCAATAATAATACGATCTAATACTTCAACTCGCATTTCTTCTAATGCTTCTGGAGTAATATCAGGGTCTGGAGACCAATTCTTTTTACCTTCTAAGTTGTATAGTACATCTGAATTAAAAAAATCTAAAGGCATAACCTTCTCCTTATGCTGATTGTGCCGCAGTAATATACTTACCATAACGTTCGTGGAACTCGTCAAAACACTCAACCTCGTCTGGGTCAATTGGAAGGCTGTATTGTGTAAGTGCAAGTTTGATACCCATAACAACTAACTCGGTGTCAAAGTTATCCATTGCAAAGCGCAAGAAGTTGTTAACTTTTTCGTCAAACTTCTTATCGTTTTTATTTACTGCTTCTTTTAGTTCGTAACATAGTGATACAGTTAACGAATACATAGCACTAATTTCTTTGTTTTTTAGTTCACTTACTTTACCTGCAAGAATGTCAGTTGGGTTAGGCATTTTAGATGCAACTTTGCGGTGCGCCATAAACTTTACAGCAAGACCCTCGCCTACTGATCCGCTTACAAGATCTGTTGTAGTTTCTTCATCTTCACCGTCTTCTAACAGTTCTGATACAAATGACCATGAACGAGGCGTAGCAAACGAACGACTTGGACTTTTAGGATCAAAGTCATATAAGTCTTTTTTACTAAATGTTAAGTAACCTACAACATCAGTATTTTGATTATTGTCTACAGCCCATTCAAACCAATCGTCAAAGTTAACTGCAAGCTCTAAGTGTACAAAGCGATTTGCCAACGGTGCTGGCATACGGTATGTAACACCTTTGTCCGACTCGCGGTTACCTGCCGCAATAATAGTAACATTGTCTGGAAGTTTGTAAGTGCCAACTCTACGATTAAGAATAAGTTGGTATGCTGCCGCTTGTACTGCCGGAGCCGCAGAGTTCATTTCGTCTAAGAACAATACAATGTTGTCATACTTAGCAGCCATTTCTTCATCTGGTAATTCGCTCGGTGCGCCCCACACCATTTTACCAATATTTGAATCAAAGTATGGAATACCTTTAATATCTGTAGGTTCCCATAATGACAAACGAATATCAATTAGATGACTTTTAGGTAGTGTATTTGTAACCTGTGCTACAATATCTGACTTACCAATGCCTGGAGGTCCCCAAAGAAAGATTGGACGTTGTTTCTTCATAGCACGTAAAATGCTACGCTTTGCTTTGTTAGGTGATACTGTACGAGTTGCAATATTTTCCATTGTGTTTGCCCTTTGTTGCTTTTGCTATACTACTAATATAATACATCTTGAAGCAAAAGTCAATCAGTTTTGGTAAACTTTTTCAAAGTTTTTGTCATACCATATCGGTTAATGTCTCCTGAGAAAAGACTTAGTTCGACTGCTTTCTTTTCGCTCGTAACATATATTCCAGACTGTGTTAAAAAATAAGGACAGTCGATAAACTTATCTAAGAAAATTATTACTTGTGATGTAAGTTTCATTTCTTTAGGAAACGGAACATCGTACATAGTAATATTGAGTTGATGAAGCATATCAAAACCTTCATCAGTAAGACGTAATCCGCCAACTTGTTTATCTCGAGTATTCTTCCACCATAGCTTTAAATGTTGTTCTACAGCAATGTCATCTGTACTTTTATCTAAATGTTTGAGGAATACTTTAGTGTATTGTTGTTTCATATTACAGAAACTTCATCGCCTTGTGTGAGTTTATGTACTGCAAAGTCTTTACAATTAAACATTTTATTTAATTTTTTAGCAAGATTTATTGCATGACCGGGATTAGAGAATGACACTTTCTTGTATTTTGGCCCAGGATAGTTTGTAACTATGTTCATAGACTTTAAATTAAACGGTTTTCCGAGATAAAACACTGCCCATATAGCTTCTGATTCGAGTACTTGCTCGCTTTTATAAGTTACTTTGTCTATTTTTTCTAATAGAATCGTCGGTTTTGGTCTACTCATATGCGTAATCCTTTTGTAATATACGCATATATTTATCCAAAAAAGTAGTAATATACAGTTATATCTAAAACTTTTCGCCTTCTAAAATAACACTTATTACTTCTTCGGTGTTATTATTCTTAGATATTAGTTCTTCGAGATCACCATTTAGTCGTGCTAATAATTCGGCTAACGTAAAAGTAATAGACTTAGCAGTTTGAATATCAATTCTAATTTCTCGTTGATTACTACTATCAGCAGTTTTTACTTGTTGAATAAATTTTTCAATAGGGAACGTGTTTACTGGATCTTTCATTTCTTAGCTTTCTTATTTGCTAAACCTAACTTGTGCTTCATTTCTAATTCAGATAAAAACGGTCCTTGATAGTTGTAACGTTCAAGTGTAATTAACTTTGGACAGAAACTTTTAACCCAGCCTTTATCAAATCTAATAATATAATATCCTGCACTATATAAACTTGTAGATTTTTTACTTTTTGTAAAAAGAGGCAGTTTTTGTTTTACATTATAAACAGCATTCTTAGGTGCTACATTAGTAGGATAACCGTGTACTTCAAAATCTGATTGTACTTCTATTACATTTTCATAAAATATAGTATTACCTAACTCTTTCTTAAGAGTCTTTTTATCTTTAAAAAACTTTTGTGTTAACGGAGTGCTTAACATGTATCGGTCTTCGTCATAGCTTAACGTGCCAATTTTATTATTGCCGCTTTCAACTATCCAAAACTTATTTTTTAGAATTTCTTTTGCTTTGATTGTCATTTAATATACCTTGCTTGTAATGGGGTTGCATAAAGTGCCGCTTGATCTGCAATACGTTGCATATCCCACTTGGCACAAAACTTCATAAGACGCATACCTACTTGTGTTATATCTTTGCTTTCTACTGTCTGAATAATATTATCGATAGTTTCTCTAATATGTGCAGGTTGTGCTGTAAGATCGCACAATGTAACATTACGGTTGTAGTCATCAAGTACACGATGTTCTACGCCTTCATGATCTACCCAACGCTGTAGCATCATGTTGTTCCAGTTATAACCTTTAGTGTGTTTATCTTCATATGCTTCAATTAGTCCAACTTTGTTCTTAGTGCCTTTCTTACGTACACCAGGATACGCACTAAACACGTTATCACTTGTGTCGCCACGCATACACTTTTCAAACAGCATAAAGTCAGGCTGCGGCGCTGGCTTCTCTTCTTTAGTTTTCTTATCAATTACAGGCTTGCCGTTGTCGTCAAAGTAACCCTCATGTGTAATAGTAACATTCTGTATACCGTTGTACTGCTTACAATTAGGTGCAATAAGTTGCGCAAAGTCACCGTCGGTACTAAGAATAACATGATTATCATTGGGATGATTCTGTACCCAACCTGCAATAAGATCGTCAGCTTCTAACACAGGATTTTGTAAAACAGTGCAGTTAGTCTTCTCTGATACAAAGTTCTTAAATTCGTCAAAGATCTCAAAAAAGACTTTGTCTTCATCTGCTTGTGCAGGAGTCATTGCATCTCGAGTCTCTTTGCGGTTACGTTTGTAAGGCTCATAAAAGTCTTTGCGCCAGCTACGTCCTTCTAAACAAAATACAATATGATCAGCATCAAAGTCACGCCATGCTTTCTTAACGCCATTAAGCGTAATATGTAGGGCCATACCTACCTTAGTGTCAATGTCGCCACGTACTACATGCCTTGCACGAAAGAACGTGTTGAGTGTATCTACGAGAATATAAGTTGCCATTAGTTTGCCTCTGTGTAATTTATAGTATTATTATAGCACCAGATCTGGCTGTTGTCAACCATTAAGATATTTCACTCTTGCCCTTGTCAATTGGAACTACATTAATATACCCTGCTCCAGTTTTAGGATCTTGACCTTCTTCTCCCAGCATTTGTGATACAATAGTTCTAAACCATGCATCAACAATCTGCTCATTTGATTCACCGCTATATCCTGCGTCAAGTAATTGTTCAATAAACTCATTATTCCAATCGAGCTCAAAGAACCCGTTTCGAATGTTATCAGGATTAACTTGCGTATCTAATACAGCAACCCATGCTTCGCCCTTCTTAGTAGCAAGTTCTTTTTCTGATTCTAATGCTTCTCTACGAAGATCTTCAGCAGTTTTTACTTTTTCGTCAACTTGCTCTTTTTCTTTCTTTTTGTCTCTTACGAGTTTATTCCACCAGCTCATTAGTATTCCACCGTTTGTTTTAAATATTGTATTTCAATTTGTTTAGCACTAACTTCTTCACTATAGCCATCATCGATTCTATAGGTTACTCCTTGCTTATACAATTTGATATTTAGTTTGTTAAGATCTTTAATAAGTGTATTAAGTTCCTTAACCAT